ATAACGAAAGACTATATCGAGTTTTATCTAATTTTATTACAATCAAATATGAATATCAAGGAAACGAAGAAGAGTATAATCCAAGCTGGGCATAAAGCGGTTGAAGAGTTGATTAAAGTGGCTAGAGAAGCTATTGTAGATTCAGATGATGATATATCAGCAGATAGACTTAAAAATGCAGCAGCAACTAAAAAATTAGCTATATTTGACGCATTTGAAATACTTAACAGAATTCAAGAAGAAGCAAACTTGCTTGAGGGTAAAACACCTGAAAAGACAGAGAAAAAAGCTTTTAAAGGATTCGCAGAAGGCAGATCTAAGTAATGTACGAGCAAAGTTTAGTTAAAACAATAGAACCAATTAAAAAGACAACTATCAGTCGTCTTAATAAATCTAAAAAATGGAAATATGGCTACAATAAAGAACATGATATCGTTATTATCTCTAAAACTGGAAAAATCGGTGAAGTGGTTGAAATACAAGGCTTGCGCATTGGCCTGCCGTTGGAACCAAAAGGAGTGTACGTGCACCCCAAAAACAAATGGGTAAAACAAGAATATCCTAAAGAACTTAGTAGGATAAAAAACATATTTGATTGGAGAAATTATCCTGAAGAAAAGAAAGATCAATGGTACGACTATATTGACGAAGAGTTTAAAAGAAGAGATGAAGGTTTTTGGTTTGTAAATAATGGCAAACCAACATATATAGTAGGAACTCATTATATGTACTTACAATGGAGCAAGATAGATGTAGGTGCGCCTGATTTTAGAGAAGCAAATAGGTTGTTTTTTATATTTTGGGAAGCGTGCAAAGCTGATAAACGATGCTATGGCATGTGTTATCTAAAGAACAGAAGATCAGGCTTTTCGTTCATGTCATCTGCAGAAACGGTTAATTTAGCCACTATATCAAGTGATAGTAGATATGGTATACTCTCTAAAACAGGTAGTGATGCTAAAAAAATGTTTACTGATAAAGTAGTACCGATAAGTATAAACTACCCTTTCTTTTTTAAACCAATACAAGATGGTATGGATCGCCCAAAATCCGAACTTGCTTATAGAGTGCCAGCCAGTAAGTTTACAAGAAAGAAAATGTCCGCTACAGATGGCATGGAAGAAATTGAAGGACTAGATACTACTATTGATTGGAAAAACACGGGTGATAATAGTTACGATGGTGAAAAGCTAGCCTTATTAGTGCATGATGAAAGTGGTAAGTGGGAAAAACCCGATAATATATTAAACAACTGGAGAGTTACAAAAACTTGCTTAAGATTAGGTAGTAGAATTATAGGCAAGTGTATGATGGGGTCAACTTCCAACGCCCTAGATAAAGGTGGAGATAATTTTAAAAAATTATATAATGCATCAGATGTCACTAAGCGAAATAGAAACGGTCAGACAAAATCTGGTTTATACTCTCTGTTTATCCCAATGGAATGGAACTACGAAGGATTTATTGATGAGCACGGAGTTCCAGTATTCACTACTCCTGACACAGATGTGTTTGCCCCAGACGGTGAACTAATAGACGTTGGCGTAATAGATAATTGGCAAAATGAAGCTGATGGTTTAAAAGAAGATCAAGATGCTTTAAACGAGTTTTATCGTCAGTTTCCTAGAACAGAAGAACACGCGTTTAGAGATGAAACTAAAAACTCTATATTTAATCTAGTAAAAATATACGAGCAGATAGATTATAACGAAGAGATGTCTAGAACTTTAGGAATTACAACTGGTAATTTTCAATGGGTTAATGGTATAAAAGATTCACAAGTAATATTTTATCCAGACGTGAAAGGTAGGTTTAAAGTTAGCTGGGTTCCACCTCAGCAGTTACAAAACAGAGTGGTACTTAAAAATGGTATAAAACATCCTGGTAATGAACACATGGGAGCATTTGGTTGTGACTCTTATGATATATCAGGAACCGTAGATGGAGTAGGTTCTAAAGGAGCATTACACGGCTTAACCAGGTTTAGTATGGAGGACGCTCCTGCGAATAGCTTTTTTTTAGAATACTTATCAAGACCACCTACGGCAGAAATATTTTTTGAAGATGTTTTAATGGCATTAGTATTTTACGGTATGCCAATACTAGCGGAAAATAATAAACCTAGATTATTATACTATTTAAGAAGAAGAGGTTATAGAGGTTTTTCTATGAATAGACCAGATAAAGTATGGAATAAACTATCTGTAGCAGAAAAAGAAGTAGGTGGAATACCAAACTCTTCAGAGGATATAAAACAAGCTCATGCAGCCGCTATTGAAATGTACATACAAGATCACGTTGGTATGAGACAAGATGGAACGTTTGGTGATTTATACTTTAATGAATTATTAAATGATTGGAGTAAATTTGATATAAACAAAAGAACAAAGTTTGATGCATCTATAAGTTCTGGATTAGCTATAATGGCTAACAACAGACATTTATACGCACCAAATGCTAAGGTTGAAAAACCTAAACTAAATATAAATATTTCTAAGTATAGTAATACTGGAAGTAATTCACAAATAATTAAATAATACATATGGCAGAGTCTGGCATTAAAAGTTATTTCCCGAGTCAAACAGTAAGCGATGCTGAAAAGTTAAGCTATGATTACGGTTTAAAAGTAGCTAAAGCTATAGAGCAAGAATGGTTTAATAACGATAGAGGTTCTAATAGATATAGAACTAATCATAATGATTTTCATAATTTAAGATTGTAAAAATATAAGGATGAGTTATCTATAAACGGTGATTTGTCCTATTTAAATTTAGACTGGAAGCCAGTTCCAATTATATCTAAATTTGTAGATGTTGTAGTTAATGGTATAGCTGAAAGAACTTATGATATAAAAGCTTATTCACAAGATCCATTTGGTATAGAAAAACGTACTGAATATATGGAGTCTATAATAAGAGATATGCAGACAAGAGAGTTTAACGATGCTGCTATGGAAAATTTTAATATAAATCTTTACGAAAACAAAAAGGAAGATTTGCCAGAGTCAGAGGAAGAGTTAGAACTACACATGCAGCTAAGTTATAAGCAAGCTGTAGAACTAGCGGAAGAACAAGCTCTTAACGTTTTGTTTGATGGTAATAATTATGAATTAATAAAAAAAAGATTTTATTATGATTTAACAGTTCTTGGTATTGGTGCTGTTAAAACTTCTTTTAATACATCTGAGGGGGCTGTAATAGATTATGTTGATCCAGCCAACTTAGTATACTCGTACACAGACTCACCTTATTTTGAAGATATATATTATGTTGGTGAAGTAAAAACTATACCCGTAAATGAATTAGCCAAGCAATTTCCTCATTTAACAGAAGAAGATCTTAAAGATATAATGAAAAATAAATCTAATAATAGATCTAATTACAATTCGACACATACTTACGATAAGGAAGACACTAACACTATTCAAGTTTTATATTTTAATTATAAAACCTACATGAATGAGGTTTATAAAATAAAAGAAACGGGAACTGGTGCTGATAAAATTATACCAAAAGATGATTCTTTTAACCCACCAGAAGAAAAAGAAGGAGGATACTCTAGATTATTAAGATCTATAGAATGCTTGTATGACGGGGCCATGATTCTTGGTACTGATAAGTTGCTTAAATGGGAAATGTCTAAAAACATGATGCGTCCTAAAAGTGATTTTACTAAAGTTAAAATGAACTATGCCATTGTAGCACCTAGAATATATAACGGTAAAATAGATTCGCTAGTAAAACGTATTACTGGCTTTGCTGATATGATTCAACTTACTCATTTAAAACTACAGCAAGTAATGTCTAGAATGGTTCCGGATGGCGTTTATCTCGACGCAGATGGTTTAGCCGAAATTGATTTAGGTAATGGAACTAATTACAATCCTCAAGAAGCCTTAAATATGTTCTTTCAAACTGGTTCTGTTATTGGTAGATCGTTCACGCAAGATGGTGACATGAATCCTGGTAAGGTACCTATTAAAGAAATAACAAGTGCTAGTGGTGGTAATAAAATGCAAGCTCTTATTGGTAATTACAATTATTACTTACAAATGATAAGAGATGTAACTGGACTTAACGAAGCTAGAGACGGCAGCATGCCAGATAAAAACGCCTTGGTAGGAATACAAAAATTAGCAGCTGCAAACAGTAATACAGCAACAAGACATATATTACAATCAGGCTTGTTTTTAACAGCTGAAATAGCAGAGTGTTTATCTCTTAGAATATCTGATATTATAGAATACTCACCAACTAAAGATGCTTTTATTCAAGCTATAGGAGTTCATAACGTAGCAACGCTTGAGGAAATGTCAAATTTACATTTATATGACTTTGGTATATTTTTAGAGTTAATGCCAGATGAAGAAGAAAAAGCAAGACTTGAAAACAACATACAAATGGCTTTGCAACAACAAACAATAGAACTAGAAGACGCTATTGATCTTAGGGAGATACGTAATATAAAATTAGCGAATCAAATGCTTAAAATACGTAGAAAAAAGAAAATGGATAAAGATCAAGCTATGCAACAGCAAAACATGCAACAGCAAGCTCAATTAAACCAACAATCTGCTCAAGCAGCTGCTCAAGCTGATGTGCAAAAAAACCAAGCAATAACTCAAAGTCAAGCTCAGTTAGAGCAAATAAAAGCTCAAATTGAATCTCAAAAAATGTTACAAGAAGTTCAAATGAAAAAAGAATTAATGGCTTTGGAGTTTCAATATAGCATGCAGTTAAAAGGAGTTGAGGTTGACGGTATGAAAGAAAGAGAAAAACAAAAAGAAGATCGTAAAGACGAAAGAACAAAAATACAAGCTACACAACAATCAGAAATGATTGATCAAAGAAAAAGTGGTAAACCACCTAAAAACTTTGAGTCCGCAGGTAATGATATACTAGGTGGAGGATTTGATTTAGGTAGTTTTGACCCTAAGTAAATTATTAATTATTATTATATTATATTATGGAAGAAAAATTAGAAGAAGTAGTTGAACAGACTACAACAAATAACCAACAAGATCCAGGTGATGAAAACGTGGTAAAAGTTGATGAAAGTAAATTTGAATCTGCTGGAGATGATGAAGTTTTAAAAGTAGATTTAAGTAAACCACCAATACCAAAAGAAGAGAAAAATGAAACTAAAGAAGATAACGCTGACGACAGCGGAGTGGTTGCAGAGTCTAAAGATGCCGAGCCCACACAAGAACAAGAAGAAGTACAACCGGAAGGTGAAGCACAAGAAGCTCCAGTATTAGAAGAAATTACTGAAGATTCTACCGAGGAAGAAGTTGCGGAGGCTGAGGAAAAAATAGAAGAGGCTGTTGCTGAAGCTGAGGCTACTGGAAAACCACTACCAGAGAACATTCAAAAGTTAATGGACTTTATGGAAGAAACTGGTGGGGATTTAAGTGATTATGTTAAGCTTAATCAAGATTATTCAAAACTAGATGATCAAAATCTATTATATGAAT